AGATTTTTTAGTGGAGATAAAGGTTTTGAGTTTAGTGCTTTGACAGTACAAGATATTAGATGGGGTAGAGAATAATGTTTGGGGGTAGTTTTTTTTCTGGTATTGTAAAAGCTGTTACAGGCTCAGCAATAGGTAAATTAGTTGCAAGTGTAGTTCCTTTTTTAAGTCCTATACTTTCAGTTATATCTATTGTTTCTACAGCATTAACTTGGTTAAGAAAACCTGATGAACCTGAATTTAATCTTGATAGTACAGCAGAAAATATTGCAAGAGGAGTTTTATTAAACAAAACAGCCGCAAATGGACAAATACCTGTAATTTATGGAACAAGAAAAGTAGGGGGAACTTTAGCTTTTTTAGAAACTTCAGGAACAGATAACCAATATTTATATATGGCTCTTATACTTGGAGAGGGAGAGATTGACGATATTACAAAAATATTTGTTAATGATAATGAAGTTACTTTTGATGGAGACTTATCTGATAATGTTCAAAGAGATGTAGCAAGTTCAGATAGTAATTATTTTAGAGACTCAGCAAGTTTAATTAAGATAGAACCTCATTTTGGTTCTGACTCACAATCAGCATCAAGTTTATTAGATACATTATCTTCATGGACTTCAAATCATAGACTTAGAGGTATTGCGTATTTAGCGCTTAGGTTTGAATGGAACGGAGACGCATTTGGTTCTATTCCTACAGTAAACGCATTAGTAAAAGGTAAAAAAGTTTATAATCCAAATCTTGATGGTACTAAAACAGGTGGCACAGGTTCACACAGAGAAGATACTTCAAGCACTTGGGAATATTCAGATAACCCAATTTATCAACTATTAGATTATTTAAGAAATGATAGATATGGAATGGGCATAGCTAATGAATATTTTGATAGTAATTATGCTGATTTTCAAACTGCTGGGGATATTTGTGATACAAACATAACCCCTTTTTCTGGTTCATCTCAAATAGATTTAATTGATAGTCATGCAGTAATAGACACTTCACAAAAAGTTATAGACAATGTTAATAAATTTTTAACAGGCTCAAGAGCATTTTTAAATTATCATGCTGGTCAATATCAAGTTACAGTTGAAAGTTCAGGTAGTGCATCAATAACTCTAACTGAAGATAATATTATAGGTGGGATAGGAGTATCAAGTAAAAATAAAAATGAAAGATATAATAGAGTTATAGTTACCTTTATTAATCCTGATAAAAATTACCAAGTAGATGAGGCACAGTTTCCACCTGTAAATGAAACAGGTTTAGCTACT